ATCCCGGCAAACTTGCACGGATGAGCAACATCCTAACTTGCAAACTTGCCGAGCTGGAGGAGATGCAAACTAAGGCGGAGTCCGCCGACTTTAGGTGTCAGCTTACCTGGCAGACTGCAGAGCGTACCGTAACTGTATGATCTGAAGACTGCACGAGTGTATGGGTGAGCGTAGCTTGCAGACTGCGCGACGTTGGGTAACTGTACTGTCTGGAGACTGCGCGAGAGTTTAGATTACCGGCTGGCGATAGTCTGCAGCTGGAGCAGGTGAGCTAACCTAGCAGGATTGACTGAGCTTGGGTATCTGTAACTGTATGGGAGGATTCTTGGTAGTTTCGGTCTGATCGGTGATTCTGTCTGCTGTGCTGACGTGGGATGATACGTTCCGGGATCGTAGAATCTACATTGCATCGAATCTTGCGGAACGATCAGCGCCGCTTATCTGACAGGTTTTTGGGGCTGCAGACCTTACAGATGGACGGCATGCGGCCTATACTATGGGAACCGGAGGCGAGGGGATGACCCGAACCGCCGGAGCCCACCTAGCAGGTTCCCTAAAATGCAAACCACCAACGGCACCAACGGCAAGCGCCCCCCTCTTCCCAAAGGGAAGGCCGGTAAGGTCGCCACGTCGCAGGCCCCCCAGGCCCCCCAGGCCCCCCAGACTGAGAATCCTGCCACCATGGCCGGCGCCCCCCTGGCAATCCTGGCCACACTCGGCGCTGCCAAGCTTCGCGAGAAAGCCGATGGCGGCGCTCCTAAAGGTCGCAAGGGTTCCCCTGCCATTGCCTGGCCTGAGGCCGTCAGTCTGGCCGCTGCTAGCCTCTCGCCCAGGTTTGCCCTGGCGACCCGGTCGCTGCCTGTCGGCCGTCCGCAGTTCGGCCTGTCTGAAACTATCCCCACAGAACCGGGCCGCAAGATGCTTGCCGCTCAGGTGTTGCTAGACGCGGTTAACGGTAAAGTTAACGGCCAGAGTATTCTCCCGGCCAATATGGCTGACGGTGAACAGCTTTCGCTGGAGTGGGTTCTAGGGATTCTCGCAATCAATGAACCCACATACACTGTAACGAAGTCCTGGCAGACACTGTCCAAGCTTTGTAACGCTATCGCCAACCTTAGCGGTCGCTATGTGTATGTGACCCGTGAGGGTTTCATGTACTTGAGCACCAAAGCACCCGATGATGAGAATGCCGGTGATTCTCCCGCTGGCGATGATGATTCTGCGGCAATGGCAGAATCTATCAAGGAAGCCGGCATTCTTGCCGCTGGCTGACACGTAACCCAGCGCCCGGTAGCTTAACCCTACCGGGCCATCCCTACCAACATTCAAGCACACTTAATTGCATTCAACTATGGCAAGCTTTATTGTCGTTTTCGGCTCGCATTCTGTCAGCTTCGGATCATACGATCGCGCGTCGCGATTCTATCGAGCAATCCGCCTGCAGTTCAATGATGCTCGCGTCCTCTCACTTTATGATGGAGTGAGAATCTAACTCTACAGAATAGGCGGCCGTTTAATTAACCGAACGGCCGCCTCCTAATTTATAAAAAATCTAGGGGGGGTGGGGTGAAAAGTGTAGACCTGCTAAGCACCCCCTCCATCTACGAATTTTTCCCCCATCCAACCACAAGGTAGCACGTTATTGCAAGTCGCCTTCCGGGATTTTTTTCCCTATCCAACCACAAAGCAGCCCCTGCTTATCTGCAATATTTTGCTCCTGCAACTTCGTCAAGATTCCAAGCAATAAAGATCTGATATTTTGCAGTTGCTGTCACTGCCCGGCCGAAATTTTTTCCCTCCTTATTCCTGGGGAGATTTTATAGATACCTGTTCTTGCAGGAAGTTGGCATGGAGGGGATCCGCCGGCTGCTGCATCGAGCCATCCACCTTGTCCAGGGCTTTCCCTGTGTCCCCTGTGCCCCACCCTGTCCCAGCCGCGCTGGGGGTGAGGGGCCTCGGATCTGTGCGTACGCCTGTGCGTACAAGAGGTGCTACAATCTTTGAGCCGGGGGACCGGTGACAAACCTACGCACACGCGCATGAGCCTTTACAACATGCTTTTTGGTGTCAACAGCATGGCGCCATTACTGCTTTCAGCCCTGGGGCTTTCTGCTTCTGATGTTCCGCGTTTCAGAGACTGCTTCCTGGACAATGATTTAATTGTCGTCTACACCCGCACTGGAGGCGGGAACCGTGACTTTTACGAAAGTGAAGAGTCCTGTAAGTCAAACTACCCAGAATACTTTGAAAATGAAGATGAGTCGCCAAAGGGGCCATGGAATAATGATCTCAGGAGCAACGAGTTTTATCTTGGTGACGAAGATGATGATTTTGACTGCACATACGCATATTTCAGATTCAGCTACCCACCTGAGTACGCGGATGATCTGAAAGCCATTGCAGCAAAGCGCGAGGACTTTACTCCTAGCGAAAAAAGATGGCGTGATGCAACCGATTGAGGATGTGATCGCTGCGCTTAATGCTGCTGAGCGGTCCCGGCCGGAGCCGGTGGTAGCGACGGAGCTTACCGATGGCGAAATTCTGCGGTGCTTCAAGATCGGCACTCCCTGCTACAACAAAGCAGCCTGGCAGCGTGAACTGGACGGCGCGAGAGCTGCTATTGCAGCTGATCGTGCCCGCTATGGCCGCTTCACCATCGCCCCAATCCCCGTGAGCGAGCGGCCCTGGGAGCGGGAGGGTTTCTGCGATGCGGAGGGGAGGTTTTGGCAGTCTGCGCACGCAGTTGGAGGGCATTTCTGGAATCTCTGGTCTAGGCAGAAGTGGCTACCTGGAACTGGTTACTGCCTCCCTCACTGGGCGCTTCCTATTCCCACTACTGACAACATCCAATGATCAACCTCAGTCTTGACCTGTATCAGGTCGAATGCCACGCACAGGTATACATGCGCAAGCTTGGCATCACCTATGAGTTAGCCACTCCACAGTCAATTGCTGATTGCTGGTGGTTCTGGAACTGCAAAAATGTGCCCGATCCGCTTCCAGCAGCCTTGAGAGTCCTCAAGATTGCGCCACAAGAGGCCGTCGGCTACGGACTGAGCAAGGAAATGGCGAAACAGCTGGAGAGATCTGCCGCTAGCCAAGAGTCCGCAGTTCTCACTGACGAGCAAATTCTTGCGTTATCCCAATATCACATGGTTTCGTACACCATGAGCAACGGAAAAGTGGTATATCCACTGCAAGAAGGCTCCGACATGAGGGATTCTGTGCTGTCCTTTGCACGCGACCTTATTGCGCGTTGCCAAGACAAGCGGTGAGCAGCCTTGCCGCCCTGGCTATTGCTTTTTCCCTGTCAATTCTTTTGGTTTATGGCTAACACCGATGACATTCCCGCAACGCTTGACACCAAGCGCCTCAATGAGCGGATTCACTTCCGCGCCAACCGTACAACCATGGCTGAGCTGCATGAACTCAAAAACAAGTACGGCATCAGCATGTCAGATAGCATCCGCAAGGGCATTGCTATTTATCTGATGGCTAAGCGCTTTGAGGCATCTGGCCAGCACCTCTGCTTTGTTAATCCCGAAACGGGAAACTCTATTCCAGTTCAATCACTCTGAAACACTATGGACATCCAGCAAGCACAGGAAGAAAAACGACTGCTCGAAAGGTTAATCAAAAAAGCCATGGACGATTTTTCTGTTAAGACTGGCCTGGCAGTTGATTCTATCCAGGTTTCGTCAGCGCTTGTTTACGGCTCAGAAGTATTTGACTTTGATGCTGTTCGCAGTGGGCCACTTAAGCCGCTTAGGCCACAGCATTTTAACCATGGAATCCATCTTGAGGTAAGGCTATGAGCCAGCGGAATGCCATCTATTTTTTTGTCGAAACCATCCAAAAATGATTGAATTTAGTAAAACTTTCAACAAAGTGGTTCAAGACAATGGGAACGAGTTTTACAAAGTGGCAATGCTGCTAACCCCAGTCCAAGTGGAATTCATCAAGGCTATTTGCAAAGAAGCCTCCAAGGAGGCTGTTGACATTGGCATACTAGCCGCTGCCAGCATGATCAGAAAAGCCGGAGAAATCAACAAGACAATGGATCTGAATGAAATAGCGAACATGCTTGAACACTCAGTCAAACAAGTATGGGAGCGCGAGGGTCGTAGCAATGCCTGATAATCTCGCCCTGCCAACAGAGCTTGCCAAGCGCAGGCAGCTCTCGTTTGGTGACTGGGAGCTTTTAGGCTTTTGCATTACTCCCAGGCGTGAAGACGCCTGGAGTGTGAAAGTCGATCCCTGGATTAACGCAACAATTCGCCCACTAACACAGTCTGCCTTGCGGGAGTTTTCTGCAATTGTTGGCTCCTGCTTCCTGTTGAGAGGTCACTTGTTTGAGGTAGTGAATTACTGCTTTTCGCCTGATTCCGATGCAAATGGCGGAGTGCTTGACATAGAAGCCATGTGCATCTGGATTTCGCCAAGTGCCGAAAACATTTTCAAGGTAGCAAGCGAAGCTGCATCAAAGTCAAACGCAAGACCCAACCCCATTCCGAAGCTATGACAATGCACGCACAGTCTCCCATTCGACTAAAAGACGTTTCAACCAAGAAACGCGAGCTTGAAGCGCTTATACAGGATGCACTGAATTATTTTTACGACCAAACAGGCCTGTCTGTTGATTCTATTTCCGTTGAAGCCATACAAAAATACGGCCAAAGCTCTTTAACCGTCAAGCATATCGTTTCTCTTGAGGTAAAACTGTGAGCCATCCAATCACTCCTCCTCCCGACAAACTCCATAACTGGTGCCAAGAGCTGAAGGTTAATGGCGACCGCGTTGATCTGATCTTGATCAAAGCCGCTCAGTGGGGTGCTGATCAAATGCTCAACGCTTGCCTTGACCTAATACGGGAAGCCTATTCCGATCGAGCAGCAACTGGCGATCCGAGACTGATAGACAAGCATTTCCTTGTCAAGCAGCTTCGCGCAATTCTTGCTCCGAAATCAATACCAACAAAATACGAAGCCCGCAATCTTCTTGATGCCGGCATCTACCACAATCTGACCATGCACGAAAAGCAAGAAGCCTATAACAAGCTTCGCGCACTCATTGACTCGCTTACCGATGACTGAGCAAACCCATCAATTCACCGAAGGGCGGATTCTCTTCAGATACAGAGAAGTCGTCTACGCATCCCATGACTACGATGGCGATATAGATAATGGCACTGGCCGCGTTGCTCTTTCAAGAGAAGAGTACACCGTCACTTCTATCACCCCGAAGGGTGTATGGATCTCGCCGGCAGGTTGGTATTGGCGGCCAAAGTTCAAGTTCATGCTTGCAAAAGCCCGTAAACGCTTTGCCCATGACAACGAAAAAGATGCCCTTGAGTCATACGTTGCAAGACAGAAGCGACGCATTGCAATACTTGAGTATCAGCTATCTAAGTCACGCCGAGGCATGGCGCTTGCAAAAACAAAGCTTGAGGAACTCAGCAATGACTGAATCCGCCGAAGATCGCTTCTCCCACTGGAATGAATCAGACCCGACATACTCTGTTCCAGTTCCCGTTATGCAAAAGCTAATGCGGATCCTTGAGATTGCGCATGAAAATACAAAAGAGCTGATTGAGGTCTCTGGCCAAAGGTACGAAGAAAGGCCATGCCTTCGTATTGAGAGAGAAATCAAGGCCTATGTGCAAGACAGAGATGAAATCGACAGGATTCTGGAAACACTCAGAACTGCGCTTGGAATCAAGCTATGACCAACAACAGAAAACCACTGAGTCCAGCAACTGAAGCAATCTGGGAAGCCTTTAACGAAGAAGAAGCTGGAATTTTTGCTGACTACGGCAACAAGCTTGCGGCTGCGTTTCGGGCGCTGGCTGTCCGAATCAATGGTGCTGACGGCATCCGCCAAGACATTCTTGACATCGCCGATGAGCTTGACCAATGAAAGTTTTTAAGAAAACACAGCAAACAGACAAACACGGTCTTCCGTTTTATGTCAATCTATCTACCGGGTCAACAAAAACTGCTCTTGAAATTATGCCAGAACTACTCGTTTACTCCAAGGACGAGCTACCCGATGAAATCCACGAATACTGAAATGACTGAAGCTGAAATCCAAGCAAACAAGGAGCGTTTTGGCTCCATGATCCGCAACTGGCGGATTCAGCAAGGCTGGACGCAGTACACAGCTCACAATTGGGCCAAGGAAGCCGGTTTTGACACGATCAGCTACGGCAACTGGTCGGTTATTGAATCCGGTAAGTCTGGTGAGCTGCGATTTGCAAGTTTCCTGCAGTTTGAGGAGCTATTCAGACGTTTGCATGAGCGTGATTACGGCTCGATCACTGACGAGCTGACCCGAAAGCGAGTAGAGGGCTCCAGTCCGATCCTGGACAGTGCCGGCAGGCCATGGGACGCGGTCGATCTGATCGCCTGCTACCTGGGCCGGAAGGACGTTCCAGAGGCCCTGACGGTGCCCCAGGCCCCGAGCATCAGCGACAAGGCGTTAAAGGCGCTGTGCAGCCGCTGGCGGCGGATGGTGCAACAGCACGCGGAAGCACTGGGAGATCGAACCAAGGCCTTGAACACGCTGATACTGCGATTTGTCCCAGATGAGCATGAGCAGAAATTTCGTGAGTTGCTGATGGGCTTCGACTACAGCCATCAAGAACTTGCAAGACTATGGGTCAACACGACCATCTACAGGCCTGAACAGTGGATCCATGACTGGGAACAATTTACAGACTGACTAAAGCACGCTTACCACACAAAACAATGGACGACATCAGGACAGAAGGCGATCAGTGTCCATACGAGCGCTACTCTGCGCTTGCACTTGCATGGCAGAAAGGTCGGATGTCCGCCTTGCAAGCGATGTCATCCGCCTTTTTTGTTAATGGATCGCCTGCTCCGTCTTATGAGCTTGTGCTCCACTGGCGCGACAATGTTCACGCCTTGTACCCAAGTAAAACAGCTTTCCAGGACGTAGCGGATCTTGCGGCAGCCTGGGGTGCGCAACAGCAGGCCGCCAGGATCCAGCAGTTCTTGCAGGATGCGGGTCTGGCTGAGGCCGCCGAGGCTGTCCGTGAGCGGTTTTCCGTGCCGTCACCTGATTCGCTGCAGCAGCCATGAGTAGCACCTTCTTGCCCCCTTGGCTGCCACCCAACTTTTTGCACTGATATGCTGCACTTAGCTACAGCGATGCAGTCGCCTCTTGCGCTTAGCCTCTGTATCGCTCATAATTGGTGAGTCGGCGGTGCTCCAACACCCCGACTCTGACCACCCTGACAAGCCAGAGTGATGACCCGTTCTAGCACGGACGTTGCCTTCATGGCAACCGATTTCTCGCGCATCCCCAACCACCAGCGTGCACCCAAGCGAATTACGATCACAGTTAGCTGGATGACCTACTGCAAATTGACGCATCAAAGCGACCATGAAGGCCGCAGTCTGTCGAACCTTGCCTCATTCCTGCTTGACAGGTGTCTTTCTGAGCCCTTGCCATTCCGGCAGTGATTGGGCTATTGTAAATCCGCACTGCCGAGTCCGTTCCAGGCCTTCTGGCAAGTGCTCGGGAAAGCCTGGAGTGACCGTTCCCCATCCGGTCCTCCGGGCTTTCCTTTTGTGATTGTCTCCGTAGCTCAGTCGGATAGAGCATCTGCCTTCTAAGCAGTTGGTCGTTGGTTCGATCCCAACCGGAGACGCTTCTACCCCAGGGCTTCCTTGAATCTGTAGCTTCTTGCCCATGGGGCAAACTTGGGCTCAAGTCTGACGTTCACGCCAAAAAGCGTTCCCAGCCAGCATCCATCACCTTCAGTAAATAGCACAAACCTGCTGCTGCATTCCTGTATTAGCTTTTTATAGGCTTCCGGTCCAAGCAACACTTCGGTTGGAGTGAGTGCCATTTCTTGATAAAACCTAAGGTCTTCGATGATGGTTTGAATGATTTCCATGGTTAGCTTTTCTCGCTAAACAGATAGAACCTTCCACTTTGCACACCTTTTCTCAGTTTTACGGGAAAACCGAATAGACGGCTAAAGGTTGGAAGCTCCTGAATTAGGTAGTCTCCGACACCCTCTTCGTATTCAATCCTGCCAAGCTCAATAGCTATTGGCGTCAGATCCTTTTTTGCAAGAGCGTTGAGATCATCAAGAACATTACGCATAAGGGCCATGGTCACTCCTCCTTGTCAAATGGATTAAAGATGTGAACTTTTAGGTTGTGACACGCTGCGAGATAGATCATGTTATTGGTTCCGCGACTTACTCCATCCCACAGCGCCAATAACGCATCAGCATTGCGTGCCATCTCAGCATTTCGCTTGTAGCCAGCACTTTTTCCATAACGCTTCCAATCAGCAGGAAACTCTGCAATGGGAATTCCATTTTTCTTGGCCCATTCGTATCCGAGCTTATCTGCGCCACGGGCCATACCGCAGACAACTTGCGTGATCTGCCAGTCCACTTCTCGCGGGGCATGTAGCAGCGCCTGCGGATCTTCGATGTAGCGAGATCCGGCGATAATAACTCTCATGACTCATTATCCATTGCATCAAGGATGTCGTCATACTCGCCATCGGACCAATACTGAATGAAGTAGTGCTTCGCTTGGTTTTTGATGTATTCCTGATCGGTCCCCTCTACCATCCACAATCCTTTTTTGCATGTAACTTTATAGACAGGGCTCAAGGACCTAATGTCAAGTTCACGCTCTTCCTTGCAACACAGCTTGAAATCTCTTTCAATGATTTCGGGGTGAACCAGGACAGTGTTGAAGTTTTCGGATCCAGCGGAAGCGATTTCGATTTCTTTTGCAAAAAGTGATACGCTCCAGTTTTCAGGGGTAATTTTGCTCATCAGTGTTTTTTGGCAGGGGATTCCCAGTGTAGCACCTTCTCTCAGCCGTCAATCCGCTGTTCATCTTGAACGTCTACAGCCTGTAGCTTGACCGTGGGGCGGCCTACCGATAGAATCAGCCGTCCCCCGCCAAGAATCAATGCTCAAGAACCTATCAAATACTCTTGAGTTTGCGATACAGCCAAGAAACTGGCTAACCCTAATTGTTTTCATTGGCACTGTCTTCATTTTATTGAGCGAAACCAGTGAAGCTGTGGAGAATTTTTGGATTGGCTGGTTTTTTGCATCATTCTTCGCTTATATCCCAGCCCTCTTTTCCCGCAGCTGGGACAACCGCTCGCGTGAAATGGTCAGGGCTGATAGAACTCTGTCCTACTGCGAGGGGTGGCGTCGTTGTCTCGCGGGCTTCCACGCCTTCGCGGAATCACCAAGGAGCGAAGAGACCGATGAATCCAGAAAAAAAGCTATTGATTCCGACTTTGAGCACGGTCTTGCCTATGTTGAAAGCGGTAAGCACATGCGTATCTATTGAGACAGATGAGCCAACCAACAACACAAACCCGTCCGCTTCTTGAGTGCCTGGCCCTGGAGCTGTGTCCAGAGCGGGCTGATGAGTTCCCCGGTGGCGTCGGCTGGAAGTGCGCCAGCGCCTGCAGAGCGTGCCGTCGCGATGCCTCGGCAATGCTGCTCCGCCTGGCAACCGAAGCCCGCCTCCAGGGGCTCCCGGTGGCCGGAGAGTGGCTGGATGGCGTGGCCACCCAAGAGTCCCAGTCTCAAACCTGACCCCCAGTCTCAAAAGCCATGTTTCTCAGTGCAAGAGAAGGCAACGCCAATGTTAATCTGACAGATGGAAATGGCAAAAGGATTGAAAACTGCATTTCGATTGAGACCGAAACTGGCGAAGCGCTAGTTTTTATGGATTGGGATCGCCCAGATAAGTGGCCGGAGGACTGGAAGTTCGGTAACTGGGTTGGAAGTGGTGGTGCAATGGAGGTTGTCGCAATTTTCAAGACACCAATAACTGTTACAACAAGATCTGGTGTCATTGTTCAAAATGAATTGCAGCTTGCAGTTGCCAGCAGGTTTGAAATGCTGAGTTCAAGGCTTGATCGCAAGTCAAAAGAAAACAAGCAAAAAATTGAAGATGCTTTTATCAACCTGTGGGCTGAGCTTGGTCGTGCAAGAGCTAGTATTTTTGATAACTGATTGCAATGCAGGGTGGGTGCGGTAGAGTGTTGGTGTCCCCGCCGCTCAACCTTGGACCAAGAAGCTAAAAAAATTCTTGACAGCTTTCGTGAGCGGGCGAATCACGCACGCACGTTAGGCAACGTCTCCTCCTTTAGCGGTATCGCCGCCATTCCGTTTGCCTTTGCTGGTATTTTTGCTGGCAACCAAGCCCTTGCCGCTGCGTCTCTTTGCTGGCTCGTAAGCCACTTTGTTGGCTACATCACAAGGATGCTTCAGGAAGAGCAAAAGCAGGCTATTATGCGCCTCGAAGTCGCAGAGGCGACGTTTGCTGCTAGGTCAAGCGGTCAAGGTGGACCACTGCCTCATCGCGTGAGCATGAACTAATGGACAAGATCGAACTCTCGACTTCCCAGCACTTTGAGATCGAGAAGATCAATCGTGCTATTGATCAAGAGACAGACGTTAATAAGCTAAAAAACACTCTTAAGGCTTTGACCAGGGCCTGGATGATACAGAAGTCTGTATCTGCCTGGCTCATGAGACAAAACCTGAAGACGGAGCCAATCGTCAAGTCAATGAACCTGTGACTGAATACTTTTTAACACTGCAGCTGGATTCACGGCGAACGATGGACATTCGCGTAAGTGCGCCGTGCGCTTATGACGCAAGAATGAGATACATCAACACTGATGGCAGGCATAAAATCATTGCTATCAGGCCTTGCGTGAAGGAGCCAGAGGTCTCGTGATCTTTACCAGAATCGAACCACTCCAGCACGAAACGTTTTATGTGCTGTCAGGTGAAGATGCAAGCCTTGATCCGATCTCAAACAATCCCGTCTGCTTTTCTCCAGTAAGTTACAGGCGGGAAATTGTAGATCCGGGTGACATTCCTCTGCACGCAAAAATTGTTGTCATTGGTGATGGCGGTAGAATCAGGCGTGTCAACCTTGAGACCGCCTTGGAAATTAGTAGCGGGAAGCAGCCAGATGCTGTGAATGAAATTAGCGCAGCAGTTGACACGCTCAAGGCAGCAATGCAGCGCAATGGACTTAGCGCTCCGATTTCAATTGAGCTACAAGACTCTGACCAAGCCGTTAAGCTTGCTTCGTTGTTTGGCGACAAGCTAACGCCGAAATCATTTACAAGAGTTATTACCTCGATCTTTCGCTCAAAGAGTGACTTCATGATTCGTGGTATCAGGTTTACCTGGAAGAGCCGGCAGGATCATCGAAGGTCTCATGCTATAAAGCAGGGCTGGTTTCAGGGGTAGCGAACGAGGCGCTGGGCCTGACTACCATTGGGTCAGCACTGTCGGCCGGCCGAGATGTCTGGAGCTTTTCTGATCGGTCGGCGCAACGATGGCAGAGACATCCCTGTCAATGTTACAGATAGCGGTGGGCTCAAGACAGATGTCCCTCTGCGAACGCCGACAACCACGAGCGTTGCAAGCAGTGCGACAAGTGTCACAATCATTGCAGCCAATGCAAATCGCAGGGGCCTGAGTATCAGCAATATCTCCACCTCCAAGCTCTACATTAGCTTTACGAGTCCGGCGACGACCGCAAACTGCTTTGTTGAGATTCCTGCTGGCGCCTTCTTACTTTTCGACCAGCAGATGATTGTTGGCAATGCAATTTACGGCATCTGGGCTGCTGCCAATGGCGCTGCACAGGTTACGGAGTATGTGTGATGGCGCTCCTCCTTTCGACAAGCAGCAACTGGATTCTTTCCAGTGGCCTTAATAGCTGGGGCGACGGGTCTCCGGTTGATCCACCTCAAGTCAACGAAGACTACTACGCAAGCTGGGTGCAACAGAACTACATCTGGCAGCCTGAAAGCTATCCCCCTTGGTGGGGCTAGCTGCAGAACCCTTACCTTCGCTAATTAGTTAAAATGGCAGCACCCAACCTTAAGTCGCCGACGACCGTCACCGGCAAAACCGACGGCTACGCGGTCACTACCACCCTGGCGGCAGCGCTCAGCAACAGCGCCAGTTCGGGCAAGGTGCTCAAGGTGAACTCTGTCTACTGCGCCAACGTGGACGGTAGTGTAGCTGCGGATATTGATCTGACCTACTACAACGGCACGACGGATTTCTATCTGGCCAAGACCATCACCGTGCCGGCTGACGCGACGCAGGTATTGGTGACACGAGAAGCGTACATCTACCTGGAAGAAGGCCAGAGCCTTCGGGCAAAGGCTAGTGCTGCCAGCGATCTGGAGCTGGTGATTAGCTATGAGGATATTTCGTGATGCTGGGGTTTAATGGGGGGCTGCTGGGTAAGCGCAGGGTGCCGACGGTTGACGCGGCATCTGGGCTGTGGTTTCCAAATGAGCAGAGCGTGGCAAAGAGTGGGTCGGTCTGGCCTTCGTCAGGCGACCCTTATTTTTCAAGCGTCAGTCTGCTATTGCATATGAATGGCAGCAACGGCTCAACCACTTTTATAGACAGTAGTAGTAACGCTTTGACGGTAACGGCTAACGGCAACGCGCAGATCAGTACGGCTGAAAGCAAGTTTGGCGGCGCATCTGGCTTGTTTGATGGAAGTGGAGACTATATACAGTCGAGCGTTTCTAATGGGTTAGACCTTAACGCAGATGATTTTACTATTGAGTTTTGGGCTCGCTTCGCTGCGGGCGGGGGGGCGAACCAAGTATTATTTCAGCTTGGAACAACCGGCGATCTTTACTCAGGCTTAATTCAGCTTAGCAATGGCGTTAAAGTTAGTCTCAGCAGCACAGGATCGTCATGGAACATAGCAGATAGTCAGTCAGTTGGAGCTAAAGCAGAAAACTCTTGGGTTTATTATGCTTTGACTCGATCAGACTCTACTTTTAGGGCTTTTGCGAACGGAGTACAACAAAGCACATGGACTAGCAGCGCCAGCATTTATCAGTCAAATAACGGAATCACTTTTGGGAAGGGGCAATTTGGTTTTAGCGGCAGAGATTTTAACGGCTACCTTGACGAAATTCGCATCACCAAAGGCGTCGCCAGGACGATCACGGTTCCTACTGCGCCATTCCCTGATTACTGATGCTCTACTCCCGCCACGCCAACGCCCCCGCACCCCTGCCGCACCGCATCAGGTTCTCGGACGGCAGCACCCGCACCGACCGCAACACCTTCACCGCTGACGAGCTGCAGCGTGCTGGCTACTCCGGCCCCTATGAGCGACCCGAGTGCGACCCGACTACCGAAACCGTGGACTGGGATGGTGCCGCCTTTCTGGTGCGTCCCTACAACACCGCCGAGCTGGAGGCGCAATGGGCCAGGGTGCGCGAGCAGCGCAACCAGCTGCTGAAGGCCAGCGACTGGACGATGATCGAGGACTACGACCTCGGCGCTGATCGCCCTGCCTGGGCCGTCTACCGCCAGGCTCTGCGTGACATCGGGGATCAGCCGAATCCATTTGCCATCACCTGGCCGCAGATGCCGGCTGCTTAGTCGGTAGGCGCGATTTAGCACCTGTAGTAGTTGCTCTGCCCGTAAAACCCAGTTTTTGCGGGCTTGCTACCATGTCCACATGGCTGGACAGTCGCAGCCGCACCATTGCGATCAAGAAGATGGCGATTTCGCCAGCTACGTATGACATCACTGTTCAACGCAGAGCGGACTATCCACTTGACATTGAGTTTGAGGATTCAAGTGGCAATGCAATGAATTTGACGGGCTGGCAAGTGCTGGCTCAGGTCTGGAATCCAAATAGAACGCAAAAAATTGGTGACTTTAGTGTTACGATTGTAAGTGCAGTAAATGGAGTGGTTCAGCTCAAGCTCCCATTTTCTGTTACTGCTGTTCTGCCGTATGAGTCAAGATACGATGTAATGCTTGTGAATCCAAGTGGAGTCAGGGAGTATTACCTTCAGGGCGTCATTCAGGCATCGGAGGGGTACACGGCACCGTGACAAATATTGTCAAGCTTAGCTCAAAACAATGCGTGCTCGTTAAGGAGATTGCGCCGAATGCAATCAAGGTCCAGGCACCTGGAACACCAGTTGTCGTCAAGGTGATTACCGCAGGGCCGCAGGGCGCATCGGCTCTATCCAATGCCTATACATATACACAGTCTGCACCGGCCCTGAATTGGACAATCAACCACAATCTAGGCTATAGACCATCAGTTGAAATTATTGATAGCGCGAGCCGTGAAATTGATGGAGATGTCTACCATCCAACAATCAACCAGACGGTGATCGTGTTTAACGTTCCGGTTTCCGGATCCGCTCGCCTGACCTGAGTCGCTATCATGGGTAGTACCCAGACGGATCAAGATGGCTCGCTCTGTTTATGTAGACCTTGATCTGCTGAATGCCAGCAGGATCCTTAATCTACCAAACGCCACGGATCCGCAAGAGCCCGCAACGTTGGCCCAGGTCCGAACCTTCGTTGAAGGCCTTGCTTGGAAGGATTCTGTTCGCGTCAAGGCGCAGGGCAACCTGGATCTTGCTTCGCCTGGCGCGACTGTTGACGGGATCTCGTTGTCGGCCGGTGATCGCATCCTGGTTGCAAGCCAGAGCACCCTTTCGCAAAACGGAATCTATACATGGACGGGCGCAGCGACTCCTGCAACGCGCTCCCTTGACGCAAGCACCTTTGCGGAGCTTGAGGCTGCTGTTGTTGGCGTCGAAGAAGGTACTGACGCTGGTACGCAGTGGCGTCAAACTCAGGTCAATGGCACGATTGATAGCAGTAATGTTGAGTGGACGGCATTTATTGCTGCGGTTCCGCTTGCAAGCGAAAGCACTGCAGGTCGAATTGAGATTGCGACACAAGCTGAAACCGATGCTGGCACCGATGACCAGCGAGCAATCACTCCACTGAAGCTGACGACCTGGAGCGGCAAGACCAAGCGCTACACCAGTGACGTTGGTGATGGCTCTGCTACTAGCTTCACGCTGACCCACAACCTGAGCAGTCGCGCACTGCAGGTTACCGTGTATCGCAACAGCGGCAACTATGATCAAGTCGAGTGCGAGGTGCGCCACACCAGCACCTCAGCGCTGACGCTCCTGTTTACCGTTGCTCCCACCTCTAACCAGTTTACCGCAGTTGTTACTGGCTGATGGCACGCGAGTTCTACACTGATGTAGACCTAAAGGGCGCCCTTCTGCTTGATGGCAGTCCGGGTGTCTTGGGTCAGATCCCGTATTCAGCGGGGCCTGGAGCGCCGGCAACATGGGCTGACCCGCCTTCCGGCGGCGG